GATACTTATGTCCTGATAAATGTCTCCAGTCCTTGTGATCTAAGCGTGCATAAGCTTAACCGATCTCTCCCAATCTGTCAACCCCCCCGAGAAATCAAAAATCCCTAACATAAGACTTCAAAAGTATCAGTAATTCTCATAAATACCCACAATAGATTGACAGATTGCCCCGGTAGTCTTACAATAGGAACAGTTCACCATTCTTCCAAGGATTATGCCTGCTATCTATCATTCAGCACAGAAGAGTAAGTATCGTATCACTTTAGAGATTGATGCACTGGATGACTTTAATCCTCATCAGATTAAGTGGGAAGAGTTATTCGAATTGCAAGGCAATGAGAGTTGTGAAGCATACATCGAAGATCTGTCAAATCCTGTGAGATGGTAGATAACTTGTGGAAAACTTTTATTCCACAAGTAACACGAACTCCAAGAGGAGAGATACACTGTGGAAAACTTTTATTCCACAGGTAAGTGATAAGAATCTGTGCCAATAGTTTTAGTGTCACAGTAAATGAGCACAGCAGTCTAAATCATGTATATTAACAGTGTCGGAGGGAAACAAACCACCCGACACACACATCACCACAACCACATGACCTACGCCATCTATTCCCGCCACTGGGGCGAAGTGACTGTTCACTACAGCCATCTGACAGAGCAACAGGCCCAGGATGAAGTCGACCGGATCAATGGCCATCTACAGGCCTTAGGCCGCGTTGCTTGCTACTGGGCTGAGCAACACCATCCGGACCACGTCTTTGTCATTGGCTGACCCTCTCACTGAGCCCTGAGGGGCTCTCTGAGGGGCTCTAGAGCTTCTCAATCACCACAACCACAACCACAACATGACCATCACCTACACTTCCTACTCTAATATGTCAGAGAAAGAGTATAACCAATTCCTCAAGGAATTTTATGAAGAGAATGGTCCGAAACCTGATAATTACGACCATCAGGATTTCATCGAAGACGACCGATTCAATATGTATTGATAGCACTTCCCCCCACTAATTAACACTTTTCTGTCATGACTAAAAAGCAAGCACTTGTCCAGTTTCGTTATTTAGATGGTGTTGTGAAAGGTGATGTTATCTACACCCGTGAGAATTGGAATAACTTTACTGATTATCTCTGCAAGAAAGGAAACATCACCATGAAGCAATACGAAACTTGGACTAATCCTTTCTGATAATCTTTAATCAATTCTTCACACAAACCTCACAACACTTTTTCACCATGCGTAAGATCGAATCCCTGATGAATGAAGCAGTTGTTGATGCCCTGAACTGGAAAAGTGGCAACACTGAAGTGAAAACAGACAACGCAAATATGTCTCGTGTTTTTCTTCACGGCAATCATATTGCAACCATTGGTGAAGACTTCATTCAGTTATTTGATGGGGGTTGGAGAACAGCAACCACTAAATCCCGTCTGAATTCTTTACTTTTTGCTCATGGTGCTGATGATCATGTTTTCCAGAAGAATGGTGAGTGGTTTGTAACAACTAACGGTGAGACAGTTAAGTTCATGAATGGCATGATTCTTAACTGATACAAACTGTTTGTCCTGGTGATGACATTAAAAGCACCAACAGTTCCTTACACTTTTCTTTCTTATTATGACTCGTTCAATGATGCTTGGTATGCTCCGTCAAGGTAACACTGGTTCTGAAATCCTTGAGATTCTGAATGTTATCGCAGAGGATATTCAGTCCGAACAAACTATCAATGAGATTGCAGATATCCTCTTCTGATTGATACAAACCGTGGGGGCACTAAGTATTACTTAACCCCCACACCAGTTTGTATTATTGTCTTATAGATGTTTCATTAATAACAATCAACAATTAATTACGATTAATTCTTATTAGTTTATTCGTGTAATCGCAGTTTATTCGTATTCTTATTCGGCAGTTATTTTAATTGTTGGTTAATTGTTGATGGTGGGCGTTGCGTATATAAAAATGCCCCACTACCCTAACCTACAGAGGTGACAAATCGACCGATCAATATCATGTATATAAAAAATTTCCGGAAGTACAAGCAACCATACTGGACCTTTTGGAGGGTTGTTTTTGCTGGGTGGTTAATTCGGTATCCAAAGATAGTATTTGTGCCCCTTGGATTTTTATTGGTGATGATATATAATGTGGTGGTGAAATAAGAAAATGTAAAAAAATCCGGAGAAAATTTTTATGCCCCCCAGAGAAAAAATATTTCATATCTATGCAAAGGATAGATGTATATTTCATTCATTAAAAGAGGATGAATTTCAAAGAACATGGAATCAACTCAACAGTATGGTTGGTTTAATGAAGACTGATTATGTTGCTGAGGATTTGTCGTATGAGGAAGTATTTCCATTAATGGAAGATCAAAGAGGACCTGCAGGTGGTCCATCATATTGACAAGGGACATATAAACTGTTAAACTTGAACTGAAGTTAATTCAATCTTATGGCAAAAGGATTTACTGTAAAAGCTGCAACACCAAAACCGAAAGAACAGGGGTGGGATATTGCAGCAATTAAAGAACGTATGCGAGGTAAGACAATTGTATTTTGTCTTCCTGGTCGTGGTTGTTCATATATTTTTCTGAAAAATTTTGTACAACTTTGTTTTGATATGGTACAAAATGGAATGAGTATTCAGATTAGTCAAGATTACTCATCAATGGTAAACTTTGCACGTTGTAAGTGTCTTGGTGCAAATGTACTGCGTGGACCGAATCAAATTCCTTGGGATGGGAAACTTGAATATGATTATCAACTTTGGATTGATAATGATATTGTATTTGATACAAACAAGTTTTGGCAACTTTGTGATATGGCTATCTCTGAAGATGGTACAGAAAAGGAGATTGTCTCAGGTTGGTACGCAACAGAGGATGGACACACAACTTCTGTCGCACACTGGTTAGAGGAAGATGATTTCCGTAAGAATGGTGGAGTGATGAATCACGAAACTGTCGATTCAATTACGAAACGCAAAAAACCATTTACTGTTGATTATACAGGTTTTGGTTGGGTATTGATTAAGAAAGGTGTATTTGAAAATCTCGAATATCCTTGGTTTGCGCCAAAGATGCAAGTCTTTGAATCTGGTAATGTTCAGGACATGTGTGGTGAGGATGTCTCATTCTGTCTTGATGCAAAAGAGAAAGGATTTGAAATCTGGTGCGATCCTCGGATTCGTGTTGGACATGAAAAAACTCGTATTATTTGATGGGGGTTTATTATGGCAATGATAAAAGGGGGTTCTTATAATCCCGGAAAACCGAAGAAGACTCGGCAAGGAAATTCGCAAAATACGCTTCTCTCGGCATCTTCTCGTAATGGAAGAAAGAAAAAGTATCGTGGTCAAGGTAAATAGTAGAAGTTCTATAGAATTTCTTATATGTCGTGTTTAATTGCGAACTTACCTTCACAAGAAGTATGGGTTAGAAAAGAATATCTCACAGATCATCAAAGTGGTCATGGCGAATTTGTAAAGGGCGTTTGGGTGTCGATTAAATCGATACCTGGACGTGCTTTTTATTTTGAAACATATTTACCAGAATATGCTGCAATGTATGATAAGTTACCTATCAGTGCATTTGTATCCCGACCAGAAAAACCAGATCCTGATATGACATTACGTAATTTACAGTTCTGGAATTGTATGGATTATGGTGTTGTAACCGTTCAAAAGCAATTCATTGGTTCAATGAACTTTGAGTGCTATACTCGTGATTATGGGGCACAGAGAGGCACCTACGTGTGTACTGTGGACAATTATCATCAAGACCCAGATACAATTGATTATGCAACAAGTGAGAATCCATCAGAACATAAGTCACATAATCTAATTGAATTATATAATGGTCAGTTTGCATTATATCCAAATAATCGATTACGCATTTATGATAATAGTTTGACTCCATCAGAACCGAAAAAACCAGACTTTAAAGTTTCAACTCAGTATTATCAAGTTGAGAATGGTTATGATCTAATGGGTCTTGGAAATGAAGATGAATATTTCTGGAAAACTGCTAAAGAGAGGGAATAAATAAGATAGAATTATAATTTTTCATGCCTTTAGAGCGGGTAAATCAAGGTTTTAAAGATGTCAGTATGACTTTTCAGAGAAATCCTCTGACTGATGACCTGATTGTACTTAAAAATACGAATGCCATTGCTCGTTCAATTCGTAATATTGTTTTTACTATTCCTGGTGAGAAGTTTTTTAATCAAGATTTTGGTTCAAATATAACAAATTCTCTTTTTGAAACCATTGATGATCTTTCTGCAATTACAATTAGAGATGAAATACGTCAATCAATCAGATCTTATGAACCAAGAGTGAATTTAATCTCAGTGAATGTATATCCAGATTATGATAACAATGCTTTTGATGCTACTATCGTATATGAAATTATTGGAGCTGACGTTCCTGCACAAGAATTACAGTTTGTTTTGCAACCAACTAGGTAAAAATGCCATTAGTAAACTTTTCTAACCTAGATTTTAATCAGGTTAAACAATCTCTGAGAGATTATTTACAAGCGAACTCGAATTTTACTGATTATGACTTTGAAGGATCTAATCTTTCGACGATTCTTGATGTATTGGCATATAATACCTACATTACTTCATACAATGCAAATATGGTTGCAAATGAAGTTTTCATTGATAGTGCTACATTAAGAGAAAATGTCGTATCTTTAGCAAAAAATATTGGATATTTACCCCGTTCAAGAAAATCGGCATCAGCAACTATAAGTTTTTTCATTGATACAACGAATGCAAATCCAACACCAGCAACAATCACTCTTAAAAAAGGTCCTGTTGCAGCAACATCCGCCAATTTTGGTGGGCAATCCTTAATTTTTTCAATTGTAGATGATATTACCGTTCCAGTTTTTAATGGAATTGCCTCATTTGATAATATTGTAGTCTATGAAGGAGTACTTTTAACTTCAAACTACACTTTTACGACAAGAAATCCGAATCAAAAATTTATTTTACCAAATTCTGGTGTTGATACTGATTTAATTTCAGTTAATGTTAAAAATAATCAGCAGTCAACATCTAAAATTAAGTATAGTTTACAACAAAATCTACTTGATATTGATTCAAATTCAAAAGTTTTTTATCTACAAGAGATTGAAGGGGAAAGATATGAGGTTTTCTTTGGTGATGGAGTATTTGGAAAGGCACTAGAGGAAGGAAATTTCATTACTATTGATTATATTACTTCAAATGGAGACACTGCAAACGGCGCAAGTCAATTTACATTCTCTGGAAAACTAAATTATGTAAAAAATGGAGTTGAATATACAGTAACTTCTGGAATTTCTCTGGTTACAACAATTTCTCCAGCAACAGGAGGAGAAAATATTGAATCTATTGACTCAATTCGTAAGTTTGCTCCTCAAATTTATGCAACACAAAATAGAGCTGTGACTCCAAATGACTATGAAGTTCTAATACCAAATAAAATATATCCACAAACAGAATCTATTTCAGTTTTTGGTGGGGAAGAGTTAGTTCCGCCTCAGTATGGAAAGGTTTTTATTAGTATTAAACCAAGAACAGGAGATTTTCTTTCTAATCTGGCAAAAGAAAATATTAAATTAAAACTTAAAAAGTATGCTGTTGCTGGAATTGTTCCAGAAATTCTTGACTTAAAATATTTGTATATCGAAGCAGATTCAAAAATTTATTATAATTCTAATCTTGCCCCATCATCAGCATTTGTTTCTTCTCTGATTCAAAATAATGCAAATAAGTATTCTGAATCTACAGAGATGAATAAGTATGGCGCAAGATTTAAATACAGTAAGTTTTTGAAGATTATTGACGATAGTCATGAGTCAATCACATCAAATATTACAACAATCAATATGAGAAGAGATTTGAAAGTTGTATTGAATACTTTTGCAGAATATTCTATTGGATTTGGTAATGAGTTTTATGTTAAGTTCTTGGATGGTTACAATATCAAAACCTCTGCATTTAGAATTAGTGGTATTCAACAGGATGTTTATTTGTCCGACTTGCCAAACACAAATAGAACAACAGGATCCCTATTTTTGTTTTCTCTTCCATCAGAAAATTCACAAAGCCCAACAATTGTTAGACGAAATGTTGGAACTGTTGATTATGTGAAAGGAATTATAACATTGAATCCTATCAATGTTTTATCTGGAAAAATTAAAGATGGACAGACAATTATTGAGATATCAACAACACCAAAATCAAATGATGTTATTGGATTACAGGACTTGTATTTGCAACTAGATATTAGTAACAGTAATTTTGAAACTATCGTAGATGAGATTTCTTCCGGACTCGATCCCTCCGCATCAAACTACTTGGTGTCTTCAAGTTATCCAAATGGCAATTTGGTTCGTTCTGGAGGTCGTTCTAGTGTTCCAACAACTAGTGTTCCAACAACAGGAGCATCAACAACCAATCAAACTATATCTAGTGTAATAACGAACACAGGTTCTGGTTCATCTGGTTCATCCTACTAAGATTGTAAAATAATAAAATGTCAGAAAAAAGAGTTCAATTCAATAACATCGTTCAAAGTCAACTTCCTGCTTATGTCAGAGATGATTTTCCTCTGATATCTGAATTTTTGAAGCAGTATTATATTGCACAAGAATATCAAGGTGCTCCTATTGATTTGATTCAAAATATTGATAGGTATGTTAAACTTGATGAAACGACAAATTTAACTTCTTCTGTAATCTTAGGTTCTAATGTTGATTTTGAAGATACGACGATAACCATTGATGCAACAAAATCTCCAACAGGAACGAACGGATTTCCAGATTCTTATGGCTTATTGAAAATTGACAATGAGGTTATTACATACACAGGAAAGACTGATTTTTCTTTTACTGGATGTATTAGAGGATTTAGTGGAATTACCTCGTATAAAAATGAAAATGATCCTGAGCAGTTAACATTTAGTTCAACAGAATCTGCAACTCATAGTTCTGGTGCAACTATAACAAACTTGAGTTCATTATTTCTTAAAGAATTTTTATTAAAAACTAAAAATCAACTTCTCCCCGGACTACAGGATAGGGAACTTGCTAGTCAAGTGAATCAAAATACATTTATTAAGTATGCAAAGGATTTTTACCTAAGCAAAGGAACTGATAGAGGATTTGAAGTATTATTCAAGGCACTTTATGCCGAAGATGTAAAAATTGTAAAACCATCTGATTTTCTTACTACTCCATCAAATGCTCAATATAGAATCGTAAATGATCTTGTTGTAGAACCTATCTCTGGTAATCCGACAAACTTAGAGAATACAACATTATATCAAAATTCTTATGGAAAAAATATTAACAAAGCATATGCACCAATCACAAAGGTAGAAGAAATTAGAGTTGGTGTGGGCAAAACATATTACAAGATCTCGTTAGATTCTGGATATGATAGAGATATTAGAGTCAGAGGTGCTGTATATGGAGACTTTTTTGTTCAACCAAAAACTCAAGTAATTGGACAAGTTTCTGCAGGATCAACTGCAATCACAGTTGATTCCACTGTTGGATTTGAAATACCCGGAGAATTATATGTAACATATAATGATAATAGTATTGGAGTTGTATCTTACACTTCAAAATCTTTAAATCAATTTTTTGATTGTACAAATGTAAATGGTACGATTGCAGATAAAGCAGTTGTTGGTATTAATACCTTTGCATATGCAAGTTTTAATGATGAAACTATTGAGGTAAGAATCAATTCGGTTATTAATAATATTTCTTATCCAAATAATACAGTCTATTATCGTAAAGGAGACACTGCCAGAATCAAAACATTAGGTGTATTTGATAATACTTTCAAGGCAAATAATTGGTTTTACAATGTTTCTCCCATTTATAAAGTAGATAGTATTGTTTTAGTTGATAGTTCGGATAATACTTATAGAGTAAACTTAAAAGTAGATCATTATTTTAAACTTGGTGATGCTGCATCAATTATTTCAAACGACGGATCTGTTAAATCAACAACCATCGTTGATATTCCATCATCAAAATCAATTTTGATCAGAGGTCAAGGATCTCTTTCTATAAATGAAATTTATACATTTAAGAAAAATATTTTAAAGGTAACATCAAATTTTTTTCCTTCCGCATCTTTCTACACAACAAACGTACAAAATTTGTATAGAGACAAAGATACAAATAAGTATCTTGTTGCTTCACCATCTATTCCTTCATATTCATCTCAACCAATTGAAACGACTGATAGATCAATAGTTTTTTCAGGAACTTTTAGTGGAGAGGAGTTTCAAATTACATCCGTTACTGATCACGGATTTTATACTGGAGACGCAGTTTATTATACACCAGAAACTACTTCAACAAATATTATTAATGATTCTGGTGAAATTGAAACTATCAAAACTATTAAATCATCTTTGTTTGATGAGGGATTATATTTCATTCAAAGAGTTTCTTCAACTACTGTAAAGTTTGCTAAGAGTAGATCAAATATCTACAACTCAAAATTTATCTCTCTTGATAATAATACAACTGTAACTAATAATAATATAAGACCATATTCATTTAGATTTAAAACTTTATCTCCACAGAAACTACTAAGAGAAATATCAACTCCACAGGGAGATGGTACAGTAACACCAACAATCCCAGGATTTGCTGGTATATTAATAAATGGTGTGGAGATTTTAAACTACAAATCTAATGATTCAATAAGATATGGCAAGATTCAAAAAGTAGATGTTTTATCTCCAGGATCTGATTATGATGTTATAAATCCACCATCGGTTAATATAACCGATTCTGTTGGAACTGGAGCAACTGGATATGTTTCTGTTTTGGGTTCTTTATATGAGATTAGAATATTAGATAGAGGATTTGACTATGAAGAAACTCCAAAAGTAAACATTACTGGTGGCAATGGTCAAGGGGCAGAGGCTTCTGTGACAATGAATCTTATTAGTCACTCATCATCATTCAACTCAGAATCTCAAATTGGAATTGGAGTTACATCTTCTACCATTGGTTTTGGTACTTATCATAAGTTTAGAAATGCAGAACAAATTACTTATGTAACAGGATCTCAAAAATCAGTTGGTGGTATTACGACCAATGCCTCATATTTTGTATCTGTTCAAAACCCCACTACAATAAAACTTCATAAGACACAGGGAGATGCTATTGCCGGCATCAATACGGTAACTTTGACTTCTTATGGGGAAGGTGTTCATTCACTAAAATCTGTTAATAAGAAATCAGTAGTGGAAGCAGTTAATATTGTTTCCTCTGGATCAAACTATCAAAATAAAAAGAGAACTACTGGACCTAGTGGGATTAGCACTTCTCTCAACATTATTACTATTGCTGATCACGATTATAAGTCAGGAGAAATTATTAAATATACTGCTGAAGGAACACCTATTGGTGGACTTACTTCAGGATCTGAATATTATCTGACTAAAGTAGATAATAATTCCTTTAAACTTTCTAATATTAATGTTGGAGTTGGAACTACTAATAGAGATCTTTTCTACAGAACAAAACAGTATGTGAATCTAACTTCTGCGGGTATCGGAACTCACTTGTTTAACTATCAAGATATTTCTGTAACTCTTGTTGGTAAGGTTGGTATTTCTTCTATTGGGTCAGAAACATTCCAAGCAAGAATTCAACCAATATTCAGAGGACAAGTAACATCTTTCCATCTTTCAAACAATGGAGTTGGATATGGATCTTCGGAAATTATTAATTTTGACAGATTACCAGATATTTCACTGAGTTCTGGTATTAATGCTCAGGTTCAACCTGTCGTCAATAATGGTTCTATTACCGAAGTTATTGTTTTAAATTCTGGTAGAAATTATGTTTCTTCGCCAGAGTTACGAATTATTAGTACTATTGGTATAGGTGCAGTCTTAACTCCAGTTATTCAAAACGGATATTTGACTTCTGTTATTGTTGTGAAGGGAGGAACGGGATATACTCAAGAGACTGCAATAGAAGTTATCTCTTTAGGCCAAAATGCAAAATTCTTACCTATTCTTCAAACCTGGACGATAAATCTCTTTGAAAAGCATTTTGATCAAATTAAAGATGATGATGGATTTATTACGAACGGATTGGATCAAAACTTAGGATTGCAATATTCTCACATTTATGCCCCAAGAAAACTCAGAGAATCTGTTTTTGCTGTAGATCAAGATGGTAAAGTTTTATATGGAAGAAAAGACTTAAGAAAAGTTAATAGCATTGAAGTTCCTTCTATAGAACATTCTCCAATCATTGGTTGGTCATATGATGGTCATCCAATTTATGGTCCATATGGATACATTAAAAAGTCTGGTGGTGTTATTGCACAAATGAAATCTGGTTATGCATTAGATATACAAGAATCTAGACCACCAGTTTCTCTGTTTCCAGAAGGATTTTTTGTAGAGGATTATACTTATTACAAATTGAGTGATGATGATGTTTTGGATGAAAATAATGGAAGGTTCTGCATTACGCCAGAATTTCCAAATGGAACATACGCATACTTTGCAACTGTCAATAATATTTCTGCAGACTCATCAGGACCGTTTGCAAAGTATAGAAGACCAACGTTCCCATATTTAATCGGACAAAATTATAAGAATAATCCTATAGAGTTTAATTTTCAAACAAGTTCAAATCAAGATTCTATTGACCTAAGTGAAACAGATTGGTGTAGAAACACCGCACCGTATAATCTTATCGAAGAGGAGTTAAATTATGAATATGTTTACATTCCAAACAAGTTGTCTCAGACAATAGATGTGGAAGCAGTTTCTCCTGGAACAATAAGTTCTGTTGGAATTAATAGTGCTGGAGATTTATATCAAGTTGGGGATGCAATCATATTCAATAATGATAATACTTCTGGTCAGAATGCTTCAGCAAGTGTTTCTAGAATTAAAGGAAAACCAGTAAGTAATATTAGTGTTGCAACATCCAGTATTAGTAATGTAGAAATCTATCCTTCAAACACAAAAGGTGAGTATGTTTTATTTTCTAGCAATCCTCACAATTTTAAAAACTTAGATATTGTTAATGTTTTGGGATTATCAACAACATCTTCTAAGATTGAGGGTTCTTATTCTGCTGGTATTAGTAGCAATAGACTTACTGTTGTTGGTGTTGGAACAAGTTCATCTGGAATAGGAGCTGTAGGTGCGACTGGAATAGTCACCTATTTTAACGTAACAGGTAATCTCTTTTTCCCAAATATCAGAGAAAATGATATTCTAACTGTTGGATCTGAAAAGGTTAAAGTTTTAAACATAGATCCAAGACTTTCTAGAATTAGGGTTCTTAGACAGGTCAATGGAACAACTGGATCCGCACATACAGTAACGACGAGTATAGTTGAAGATACAAGAAAGTTAAAAATTAATGCCGGATTTAAAGCAGATTATGATTACAAAATTAACAAACAAATTTATTTTGATCCTTCAGAATCAGTAGGTCTTGGAACAAATGTTGGTGTTGGTATTGGAACGACATTATCAATATCAAATCCCGGAACAGGATTATCACAAATTTTTATTCCAACAAAATCAATTTATATAAAGCAGCACAATTTACAAACAGGAGATCAACTAACTTATTCTCCAAATTCTGGCAGCGGAATAGTAGTTGCAGAAGAAGGTAATGTTGGTTCTGGAATAACATTATCAGATCAGCAAACTTTATTTGTAGCTAGAATAAATGAGGACCTTATTGGAATTGCAACCATCAGAGTAGGATTAGATACCACTGGAGTTTTTGTCGGTATTGCAAGCACATATAGGAACTCTAGAACACTATATTTTGCTGGAATTGGAACTGGAGTTTATCATAGCTTTACTACTAACTATAATGTTATTACTGGAGAAGTTACAAGAAATAAAGTAACTGTTTCTACCGCACAAACTCACGGATTAAATGAACAACATAATGTATTTGTTGATGTGAATCCATCAATATCTACATCGGTGATTTTAAAGTATAATGACTATAATAGAAGACTTGTAGTAAATCCAAAATCTTTCTCTGCGATTGGTGTCAATACGGTTACTAATTTGATTACAATTTTAAATCACGGGTTTAAAACTGGAGATAAGGTAATTCATACTTCATCTGCACCATCTGGTGGATTAGAAAATGATAAGATTTACTATATTGTTAAGGTTGATAATAATAACTTCAAATTATCTAATACTTATTATGATGCAACAAAATTAAGTCCATCTATCATTGGAATCTCAAGTTCTTCGGTTGGAACGATTAATCCAATTAATCCCCCGATAAAAGTTTACAAAAATTCTACAGTAAGTTTTGATTTATCAGATTCTTCCTTGTCTTATTTAAATTTATCTACATTATATCCAGCATTTGATTTTAATTTTTATACAGATAAAAACTTCACTAAAGTTTGGGATAAATCTTTAGACAGTTCCACATTTAATGTTCAAAAAACAGGAACTATTGGAGTTTCATCGGATGCAAGAGTTACACTTATTGTTAATGATGATATACCTGAGACGTTATTTTACAAATTAGATTCAGTATTTGAAAGTGATATTCCAGAATCCAAAGAGGGAACTATTGTAGATTCTGATATTTTATCTGGATCTCAAATTCAAACAAGAGAGAGTGTGTATAACGGAAAACATTCCATTTCAATCGCATCCTCTACGTCATTCACATATACTCTTAGAGATATTCCTGAAAGAGTTTCTTATGCGGCTTCCACCTCTTCAATTTCTTATGATACAGATTGTACCCATTCTTATGGACCAATATCAAAGATTGAAATAAAAAATAAAGGGTCAAACTACTATTCACTTCCAGGTGTATTTAGTATTACATCTAGATATGGAACTGATGCAATACTAGAAGTTTCTAGTACAAATATAGGAAAGATTTTAAGAACAAAAATTAATGATATTGGTTATGACTTCCCATCAGACAGTACGTTAAAACCAAGTGTAAACTTACCGCAAATAGTTAAAATTGATTCTCTTGCTTCAATAGAATCTATTGGCATTACATCTTTCGGTAGAGGATATACTTCGGCACCAGAACTTCTTGTATTTGATGGAAAAACTAATCAGTTAGTTTCCGATTTAGATATCAAGTATACTTTGGGGGATGCTCAAGTATCCATTTTAAAAAATACTTACGGCATTAGTAATATAACGCCAACTATCATTCCAACACAAAATAGCAATGGAGTTGGTATTAGTACGATTGTTTACAATAATACTACAAAAGATGTTACAGTTACTTTATCAGTAGGATTTAGCACAGCAGGATCTTTCCCATTTAGTGTTAATGATGAGGTATTGATTGAAAATATAAGTGTTGGTGTTGGATCTACTGGAAGAGGATACAACTCAGAATATTATGATTACAAACTATTCAAGTTAACATCAATTGATGAAAATATTGGTGGTATTGGAACTGTAACTTATAATTTGTCTGAATTTTTCCCAACAACTGCTGTTACTCCAGGTGTATTTGATAGCATCAATTCTGCGGGAAGAATCATACCAAAAAAATATTTCCCAACTTTTGATGTTAAGTTAAAAACAAATAACTATCTCCCAGATGAATCTGTAACTTCAAATTCAGCAGCAGGAATTGTAGAGGGATGGGATGCAAAGACTGGTATTCTGAGGATATCTTCTGACGAAGATTTTGTGGTTGGTGAAATCATTCAAGGACAGTCTTCCAAGACACAAGGAATTGCTTCTTCTATTAAATCATATGAAGCTTATTTGAAGTTAGATTCAACTTCAAAAGTCATAAATGGATGGCAAGTTACTTCTGGATTTTTAAATGACAATTTACAAAGAATTCAAGATAGTGACTATTATCAAAAGTTCTCCTATTCGTTGAGATCTAGAATTACATATGATATCTGGAATGATGCGGTTTCTGTTTTAAATCATACTGTTGGATTTAAAAAATTCTCTGATTATCAATTAGAGTCAATCGCAGACAGTAGAAGTTCTATGATTGTTGGATTGTCAACAGATACAACTTCATTTGAAACTATTAGTGATCTGACTGGTTTTGCAAACCTCAATTGCGTTTATGACTTTGACCTAGTGAAAGAAAATGCATTAAGCATAAACTCAAATACTGTATCAACTGAGATTATTTTTGCAAATAGAATTCTTACAGATTACTTGGAATCTGTTGGGAATAGAGTTCTTTCTATTGATGATTTTAGTGGAACTTTTAATAGCAATCCAAGATCAACTGCTTTTAGTGTTGTAAATGTTTTTGATCTGGATAAAAAGAGAGCTTTAAAATATATCACATATGTAAAGGATAGAAGATTCACTCAACAAAGACAACTATTGATTGTTGATCTAATCCACGATGGATCATTTGGATATATCAATCAATACGGAAGAGTTGAAAGTGTCTATGATCAAGGATCTTTTGATTTTGCTATTTCTGGAACTCAGGGTCAACTTCAGTTTTATCCAACCAACTTTACTGTAAATGATTATGATATTACTAGCATTTCTTACAACTTGGATGATAATTTACTGAGTGCTGGTAGCACCACAATTGGTAGATCTTTAATTGATACTGATAGTGTTTCTGTTACGGTAGGAACAACCGCAACTATCGTTGGGATTGCCAGTACTTATAGTTCTGCTAAGGTTTTGGTACAAATAACTCCAGATTCATATAGTGGAAATGAATTTGAAATGACAGAACTTAATATTGTTCACAATGGATCTGAAGTTGCAATGCTTGAATATGGTCAGTTGACTACTTCTGCTGGTCCATATGCAGCAACTGGATTTGGAACTTATTATGCTTATATTGATGGGTCACTTTTAAAAGTTGATTTTACTCCAAATTCTGGAGTTGGTATTGGAACAACCGGTGTTATTAACACTATAACAGTTGGTCTTGCAAATTCCTCATTTAGTGGAATCGGAACTATTGATATGAAACACGCTAGATTAGAATCTAGAACTACATCCATAGCATCTACAACATCTCCAATACAAAATGTCATTGCAGAGTACCCAACACAAGGAACTTATGATGTTGGGTACTTCATTATTCAAGCGTGCGATATTAACAACAATCAATATCAACTTTCTGAATTTGTTGTTGTTGATAGTTACCAAGAAGGAGTAACTGATTATGAAACTTATGATACGGAATATGGAGTTATTGAAACATTATCTGGTTTGGGAACATTAGGATCTAGAGTTGTAAAAGTAGGATCTGCCACTACAACTCAAGTTCTTTTTACCCCACTTCCAGGCATTGACGTAAATGTAAATGTTTTTATGAATGCTCTTAGGCACGAAGATGATGCAAAAGATGAAATCGATTTTAATAATGGATCAATAGAAACTGGGTTTGGTCTTTATGAGGGAACAGAGAGAGACATCAAGAGAGCATTTAATTTAACTCACGGAAATGATCCTATTTTTGAAAGATATTTCTTGGGCAATGATTCTTCAATCGTTAGTATTTCTGATAATACTATTTCTCTACCAAATCACTTCTTTGTTTCTGGTGAGGAGATAAGGTATTATCACGCTGGAGCAGGTACAACCCAAGCTATTGGTATTGCATCAGCATCATTTGTTAGTATTGGAACAACCGATAAACTTCCTACAGATATATTTGCAGTCAAGATTTCTGAAGATAAAATTAAAATTGCAACCAGTGCAGAAAATGCATTGAAATCTGTTCCCGAAACAGTTGACATAACAAGCGTTGGTATTGGAACTTCTCATAGATTTGTTTCTACAAATCAAAATGCTAAAGTTATTGTTTCACTTGATAATATTATTCAATCTCCTATTGTATCTACGGCAGTTACAACAACACTGGCAGATGAAGTTGTTACCACAGATAATCTGGTTAAATTTAGTGGAATAACATCATTTTTTGGTGGAGATCTCATTAAGATTGGGAATGAAATTATGGTTATTGAGGGAGTTGGTATTGGTAGCACAAATCAACTTAGAGTTCGCAGAGAGTGGTTAGGAACATCTTTGGCAGGTTATTCTACGGGATCACTTGTAACAAAAGTTGTTGGTAATTATAACATTGTTGATAATGTGTTGAATTTTGTTGAAGCTCCATACGGAAATACCCCACTTGGCACTAGTACCAACCCACCAGATGAAAGAGATTGGTTGGGGATATCCACAGGATCCAGTTTTAATGGTAGAGTATTCTTACGTTCTGGAGTACCAAATACCTCCAATGAAACATATTATAAAAACTATATTTTTGATGATATCTCTCAGAATTTCAATGGAGTAAACAAGGAGTTTATCCTGAAATCTAATGGATCAGATGTTACTGGAATTGCGACAGAAAATGCAGTTATACTCATTAATGACGTATTCCAAGGTCCTGGACAAAGTAGTGATTATACCTTGAGTGAAAGTGTAGGCATTACAACAATTTCTTTTGTTGGTGTTGCCCAAGCACTAACAAGTGACGTTGGCATATCAAGTTTCCCTAAAGGTGGAATTATCGTTTCTGTTGGATCTACTGAAGGGTTTGCATACCAACCATTGGTGTCTGCTGGAGGAACTGCTATTGTTTCTGTTGCAGGAACTATTCAATCGATCAGTATTGGAAACAGCGGATCTGGATATAGACCTGGAGTTCAAACTGTAATTAATGTTGGCGTTGGTACTTTTAGCACTGGAACTCCAAATATTGAGTTTATTGGAACTGCAGCAGTAAGTAATGGACATATTGTTAGTGTGGCAATTACCAATCCAGGATCTGGTTATACTTCAACCAATCCACCATATGTTGTTTTTGATGATCCTTTAAGTTATTTTAATATTCCTTTAGAGTATGCATCAATATCATCTTCTGGTGTTGGATCTCAAGCAACAGTTAATGTTGTTGTTGGAAATGGGTCCAGTGTTATTGATTTTGAAATACAAAATACTGGTTATGGATATAAACCTGGGGAAATATTGACGATTCCTGTTGGAGGAACAACTGGAATACCAACAACTTCGGGATCATTTAAAGAATTCCAGATCACAATAGACAAAACTTTTACAGATGAATTTACTGGATGGTCTATTGGAACTCTTCAAGTTTTAGATAATATAGAGAGATATATTGATGGAGAAAGAACTGCTTTCCCACTTTCTTTATCTGGAAATACTGTATCTATTGTTGCATCGAAAGGATCTAAAATTAATGTAGAAGATGTTTTACTTGTTTTTGTGAATGATACTTTACAGGTTCCTGGTAAGGGATATACATTTACTGGAGGTAGCATTCTTACATTCACAGAAGCACTAAAGATTGGTGACACTGTAAAGATTATTTTCTATAAGGGAAGTGGAGACACTGACGTTATTAGTAGAGAAATTATTGAAACAGTTAAAGTTGGAGATGATCTTACTATTGGATATGATGCTTCTATTGGGCAAAGTCCTTTCCTGCAAGAAAACCCAAGAACTGTTACTAGTGTAAATTCAACAGATCTCGTTAACACAAGTCCATATTTTGGACCTGGAAATACAGTTGATGAAACTTTATTACGTCCTGTTCTGTGGTGCAGACAAACTGAGGATAGAATTATTGATGAACAAGAAGTTGGTAAAGATAGAGAACTTTATGAACCTGTTATAAACCCAGTTGCATATGTGATTAAATCGGTTGGTATTGGATCTACAGAAATCTATGTAGATAGAATTAGACCTCTTTTTGATGGTAAAAATGAGAATGATACTACTTTATTTTTCCAAAATAAAGTAACACTAATATCGCAAGATGAAAAAGTAGGTGCTTCTGCCACTGCTGTGGTTTCCATCGCAGGGACAATATCATCAATTGTCATTAATGATGGCGGAAGTGGTTATATTTCTTCACCAATAGTGACCATTGGAAGCACCTTACAATCTGTTGGTTTAGGAACAACAGCAACAGCAACTGCTTCTATAACATCTGGCATTGTTACAACGATAACTCTAACTAATTCTGGAACTGGATATACAACTTCAAATCCACCTGTTGTTCTTATTTCTCCACCAACATCAATAGTAGAAACAAATGATGTTTCCAATTATTACGGAGATTCTGGAATAATTGTTGGATTTGGAACTACTACGGTATCCTCTGTAAATAAATTAATTCTTGATTTACATATTCCTCTTGACTCTTATTTGAGACAAACAAGTCTTGTTGGTACAGCTGTAACCCTGAGTTCAATTGATGTGGGAGATTATTTTGTAGTTTATGGATCAAATGTTGGATCCGCATCAACTACAATATATTCTAGAGATTTGAATAATAATATTATTGGTATTGGTAGTGAGTTTATTGATAATGTATATCAAGTAGATACTGTAACTGATGTTGAGTATGAAGTTGTTGGAGTTGGGACAACAACACTAAGAAGAGTTTATGCAAGAACATTTGGGATTTCTACTTTTACTTTTAGTTCCACTTTTCTTACATTTGATTCTGGGGTTTATACCTTTGATATTAGTGAATTTACCACTTCCTATACAGGAATAATAACAACCTCATATAACTTTGGAAACTTTAGTTGGGGTAAGATTAATCTTTCCGGAAGATCAGAAACTAATGAATTTAGTTTCTATGGAAATAATGGTGTTACCGGAATAACTACATCATCTATACTCAAAAGGTTCTCCCCTCTTAAGTATACCAATTACATAGTCTAAATACTTTTAAACCAGATTTCCAATAATGGCAAAGTTAGGAATAACTACAGGCACAACTCCCAATGATGGAAATGGTGATAGTTTATTAAGTGGTGCCGTAAAAATAAACAGTAACTTTGATGAAATTTATTCTTTCTTTGGTGACGGAACTAATCTTACTGGAGCAGGCGTAACTTATATTACTGCCGGTTCTGGCATTTCTGTTGATCAAAATACAGGGAATGTAACTATTACTGCTACTGGAGGAGGTGGAGGAGGAGAATCTTATTGGGCACAAAACTCCACTGGTATTCACACACTTTCAAATATTGGTATTGGAACTACAACCGCATCAAGTGCTTTAACTGTTTCTGGTGATGTAAGTGTTTCTGGTGTTTGTACGGCAACTACATTTTATGGTGATGGTGTGGAACTTACAGGCATTGTCACTAGTATCACTGCTGGCGATAACATTTCCGTCAGTGGATCGACTGGTAATGTAACTATTACTGGATTGGCAAATACTTCTAATGTGTCATCAAGTACACTAGTTGTTTCTGGTGTTTCTACATTTAACGGCAATACAAATTTTAATACCGATATTGCGATTGCTGATAATGTAGTATTAAATTTTGGTGCATCATCAGATGGTCGTATTTCATATACATCTGGAACTAATAGATTTTATGTAAGAACTCCTGGTGGTAGTGCAGACCTTGTTCTTGGGGCAGGTCCAGCAGTTAGAATTACAAATGAAAATGGTTTAACTGATAGAGCAGTATTTACCGGTACTGGAGTAACAGTTACTGGGACTACCTTTACAAATCAGTTAAGTGTTTCTGGTGTTTCTACATTCCAAAACAATATAAGACTTGGAGATGGTGATTCAGGATA